CCCTTTACAAAACCAACAAGACCCTTTGTTGCACCTTGACCGCCTGGCCCTCCAGCAGTACCAGTAATTAGTTTGGTAACTGGTGCAAAGAAATCTTTTATCGCTTTACCAGTGTTTGCAAGACTTGTACCAATATTGTTTAGTCTCTCTAGTCCACCAACTTTTATAGCTTTGATTGCATCACCAACTCTAGTGAAGTATCCGCTTACAGAGCCTGTAACTGGTTTAAAAAATTCACTAATTCTTTTGGCAGCTACAACTGGTGGTTTCGTAAAATCTTTAAAAAATGTCTTAACACCTTTTAGTACATCATCAAAATAACCAACTGCTTTAGAGTTTTTAACACTAGTTCCGACATTGGTAAAAAATGTTTTGACACTTTTTACTACATCATCAAAGTAAGTTACAACCTTTGAACCTTTAAATTTTGTTCCCAAGTTAGTGAAGAAGTCTGCAATTGCTTTTATTGGTTTGACAAAGATAAACTGACCAGCCTTTTTTAATACTGCGAGTTCTTTAGCAAGTTGTGTGAAGAAAGATGTTAATAGTGCAAATGGAGCTGCAACAAGTCCAGCAAGTAATCCTAAACCATATAGACCACCCTTACCAACATTTTTTAATCCCTCTAAAAGATTTTCACTAATTGCATAGATACCATCACGAATATCCATGAATAGATTTTCTAGTAAAGTATCTCTTCTTTCTTTCTCATTTTCTTCTTTCTGGTCTTCAATATTCTTTTTTGTGTCAGCTGCAAACGCATTTTTAATTGGAGTAGAGACAGCAGAAAATAACTTTTTAGTAACACCAACGCCTGGAAGACTCTCAATACCAGCCTTCATCTGTGTAAGAGGCGCTAATAATTGGTCAGTAAAAGGTTTGAACTGGTCTTTTAGTTCTTCCTTAATTACTCTTGCACCTTCTTTTTGACTTTCTTTCAAAGCATTAATCATGCCTGCGTTGTTAGTTTCTGCCATTTTATTTCTCTACTTTTTTGTTATTGCTTCTTTTGCATAGAAGGCTGCAACAATAGCAGCAACTGATACAAAGTATGTTGCGGCCATATCTCCAAGGATTTTTGCAGCTTGGTCAAGTCCAATCCAGTTTGCAAGTACAACTGCAAACGGATACAACAACATCCCAAATAAAGCGAACCAAGCCATCATTCGCTGTGCGTCTTGTTTTTTGTCTTCATTTTCAATATCAGACTTCAAGTCTTGAAGTCGTAACATCTTCTCATCCATAGCAAGCTCCTCATCAGTGACGATACCATCACCATCTTTATCTAAATGTGCATATTCAGAATCTTTTTCTAGTTTCTTTTGTGCAGCCATTTTATCTATTCCTTCTCTCTCTTTTTTGTCTTTCATTTTCTTCTTTAATCCATTGAGACAACATGGTAACGTATATTTCCCTTTCCCATGGCATCATATTATCAAGTTCTGTTAAACTGTAATTATAATGTGTCATCATGTTAAAGTTAATCTTGAAATACCCTCCAAGATTATCATGCGAAAGGGCTATTCTAAAAAACTTTGCATCCCTTCAAGTGCAACTTCACTTTCAACACCAGTGTTTGGGTTAGTAACTTTTACGATATGTTTTAACTTAGGCATAGTCGTAAAAAAGTTTGTAACTTTAACAAACTGGTCAGTAGTCATTTGTTCAATAAAATCTTGAACTTCTTTGTCAGACCAATCTTCCCAAACTTCATCTTGATTAAATACGTTTACTAAACAGTCATTAATAATACCGAATGAACTTTCAATACCATCCATGTTAGCTAAATCGTAACTCATAATTTGTTTCATTGTAGGATGTTTCATAGTCAAACCAATACTATCAGTAATCATAATAGTTTCACTATGTCCTTCTGTTTTGATAACATTAATATCCTCTAGATTAATAGTAACTGGTACTTTAGTTTCTTCATCATCTGGACAAGTAATAATTAGTTCAACAGTCTCACCTACGGATTTACATCTAATCTGTAAAAACATATATTCAATATCGTAAGTTGGTAATTTTTCAAGTTTATCATTTAATTTACCAAATGTGCAATTTTGAATAATATCAGTTATTGCTCTAGTCTGTGCAGATGTATCTTTACTTTCCAAAGCCATCATCAATATTTTTTGTTCTTTTACCAAGAACGGTCTATACTCAATTTTTTCCCCAGTTGATGGTAGCACCATCTCATAATTTGGGTTATTCAATACGGGCAAAGCCATAATTTATTCTCCTATATTAATAATTAAAATCCACCTAGTCTTCTCACAAAGGGAGGTAATCTTGTTTGTACTTGTTTAAGTATTGAGTTTTTCAATATATCTTGTAAAGTACTATCAAGATTTGCTTTTTGTGGTTCAGTCGCAATGTTTCTCCAATATCTATATGCGAACTCAACCGACACTTTTTGTATTGTGTTACTATTTCCATGACCATAAGGCATAGCACCAATAGTTACTGGAAAACACTCTTCTAACTTACAACCGTAAGTTCTTTCATCTTGTTCATTCAATTGATATATCTCAACTGAACCAATATATTCTTTGTAGTAGTTAATATTGTATGTATCTGGGTTATATGTAATCTTTTGCCACTCTTCAAAGAAATATCTTTCTGCGAGGTCTGAACCACAGTAAAAAGATGCCTCTACTGGTGCAAATACTTGACCTTGTACCACTTGGTGAGTAGGGCCGTAAATATTACCATTTACTTGTGTTCTTAAACTTCTTGCTGGAATGGAAATACTATCACAACGAAACGAGATGCGTCTTGCAGTTTCACCATGTAGTTTTGATAACACATTACTAGATAACGCAGAATCACCAGCCTGTTGAGCACTAGCATTAGTGACACCAGATGGTAAAAGTATAATAACTTCATATCTATTTTGTCTTGCAAATCCATCCCTAGATGAATTGTGTTGTAAGAACGCATTTAATCCACCAAAGACAGCACCACCTAGAACATTTGAAAAGTTAAATTTTGCCATTAAATCATCTTCCTAGAATCACCCCAGACTTTTGTGTCTGACGCTTTCTTAAATCTTTGTACTGGTAACATAATTGCAGTTAGATTATCATCACTATCAATTTTTCTAAACATAGACCTTGCATATCCAAACAAATACCTTTTTATTGTTGGTTTTGTCAATCTATTATTTTCCACTGCACTTACATCCAAATCATCTTGACCAGCTGCATCTAGAAGTCTTGCTCTTAACGCATACGGTAAGTAATGAAAGTTCAATCCATAAAACCCACCTTCTGCTGACTTCAAGTACATGACCAATGGAAATGTATCATAATATGGTAACTTCTTTGCAAATTTTGGTGCATAGACAAACATATTTAGGTGTTTAGGGTGAGGTGTTTTGTTTAGTTTACCAGAACGTAGTAACTCTGGAACAGAAGGTGTTCCAAGCTCTTTGATACGATTACGATACCATGTGAATGGTTCGTTACCAGTTTTAATCTGTGCTGAGATTTTGTCGAAATAAGTTTCTTCTGCCATACTATTATTTATATCATCAATTCAACTTCTGTTAAAATGATGAACTCCATATTTCTATCCTTACAATACTCTATTGCGTGTTTCCATTTTGCATCATTGACAGCCCAAGTGCGAACCTCATTAAGATACTTCTTAGTTTTACGTTTGGGTGTTCTTGGGGGTTTGCATTGTGCTTTGGGTTTGACCTCAACTACCCACTTTTTATAACCAGTTGGTGTTTTTACTTTGACATAAAAGTCTGGGAAGTATCGGTGTATTTTACCATCTAACGGTGAACGGTAGGGAACAAAAAACTCTTCTGAACCCCACTCCAATATCTTATCATTACGGTCACAATATACCATAAACTTTCTTTCCCACAAACTTCTATAAATAATATTAGAAGGGTCACCCTTATACTTTTTTGGGTAGGTTGGTATATATCTTCCACGGTATGCCATCATTATTCACCTAAATAGTATGTAACTAAGGATATTTATAGAGATGCGAGCATTCTTAAATGAAATTAAAAATACTGCAATTAACCAAGTAAACAACAGAATATCCAATATGGTATCTGATGCTTTAGGTGGTGGACGTAAGACTAACCCAGGCGGTAGAGGTGGGGTTGACAGAAGTAGTTATGCAACTCTGACACCATTCAAAGGTAAGCACGTTGCATATCCAGAAGACTTGGGTTCTAATGACCAAGGACACTACATTGTATTTCATATTAATGAACAACAAAATGCAAACGTAAAGTTTAGTCAAGGTAAAGGTTTAAAAACACCAGCAAAGTATGGTAGGACTGAACTTGCAAATTTACAGCCAGGCGGAATAAATTCTAATAATTTGGAAAATAGAGGTAATAGTTTTAGAAGCACTGCTAATCGCCGTACAGTAGGTACAACTGTAAGTGTTCCTACAAGTGCGACTAAAAGACTTGAAGCATCTATTGCAATGTATATGCCTGCACAAGTTAGTGTTGGACAACAATCTCAATATGGTGAAGTAGAAATGGGAATATTTGCAACTGCAGCTGCAAACCTTGTTAAACAAGGTAGATACAGTGGAGTGTTTAGTAAAGAATTTGCAAATGCAGTTATTGAACAAGCAGGAGGTTCATTAAGTGATGCTGGTGAAGTTGTATTAAAGAAAGCCGCAGATACTATAGCGCCTGGCGCAAAAGCAGCGATTGAACTTGCATCTGGTAAAGTTACCAATAACAGATTAGAGATGGTCTTTCAAGGTCTTGGTAGACGAACATTTAGTTATTCATTTAAGATGATGCCTAAATCAGAAGCAGAAGCAAATCAAGTAGACCAAATTGCAAGAATGTTTAGATTTTACATGGCACCAAGTTTTGATGGTGACATAGGTAGTTCTAGAACCATGATTGTTCCTGCTACGTTTGATATTACATATATGAATATGAACATAGAAAATGGATATCTAAACAAAATATCTACTTGTGTATTAGAGAGTTGTAATGTTACATATGGTGGTGAACGAGTACAATTCTTCAGACCAAATGCAGATGGTGCTCCACCAGTAGAAACAAATATTGAATTACAATTCAAAGAACTAGAATTAGTCACCAGAGAAAAACTTGCGTTAGGATTCTAATATGTCATACTTTGAGATGTTTCCAAATATTTTATATAGTGCAAAAGGAGATGGTAAATATACCGTCATGAAAGATATAATGTCCAGAGTAAAACTAATTTCTGGAGTTAAAGAAAACATTTTAGGGTTCGATTACTACAATGTACAAGATGGTGAAACTCCAGAGATGATTGCACACAAATACTATGGTGATGTAAACCTACACTGGACTGTTTTAGTTGCAAATGATATCGTTGATTATTATGAGGATTGGCCTATGAGTGTGCAAAGATTTGAAGAGTTTGTTAAAGAAAAGTACGATAATCCACAAGGAATTCATCACTACGAAATTACACAAACATCTGGTGATACAACTGTTACCATTGATGTTGGTATGAATACAACTGATTATTCTGGCACTCCAATATCTAATTATACATATGAAGATAAATTGCAAGAAAAGAAAAGACAAATTAGACTCATTGGAACTCAATATATAAATGATTTTGTAAAAGAGTTTGAAAGAAAAATGCAAGAGGCATCCTAATGGCTGCAAAAAGTGAAATACAATTCGCTGGTGAATTTTTAATTGAAGAATGTAGGATTATTACCACAAGTGGAAAGTCATTTGATATTACTGAAATTGTGGAAGAGATAAACATTTTTGAAAACATATATTCATCTGGTATTAGTGGTGATATTGTAATTAAAGATACAACTAATATTGTAAAAAACTTCCCTATTATTGGTGAAGAAAGATTAGCGTTAAAATTACAGACTCCACAAACTTCTCCAGAACCAGATACAACAATTGACTACACCTTATCACCACTAATTATTTACAAGATTAATTCTCAAACTCAGTCTGGTGAAACAGCACAAATTGTGTCTCTACAGTTTGGCTCCGTAGAGGGTTTTAGAAACACAACTTGTAGAGTATCACAATCTTATAGTGGACAACCAAACGAAATTGTAGAAAAAATTCTTAGGGATGAAACATATTTAAAAAGTAAAAAAACATTCTATTATGAACCAACTGCAAATCTTACAAAAATAGTTTTTCCAAATATTAGACCATTTAATTGTATTAAACACTTAACAAATATCTCAAACTCTGCTAGTAATAATTCATCACCATCATATCTTTTTTATGAAACTACCAAAGGGTTTCACTTTAGAACATATGATAGTATGTGTAGAGAAGACCCCAAGTTTTTCTTCAGAGACAATGTTGGAGCTCAGTTAAATGAAGTGGGTGTAATTGATGTGCAGAAAAATTTAGATACATTAGTAAACTATCAAAGAGTAATATCAAAAGATACAGTTAAAAATCTAAATAGTGGTATGATTAGTTCTAAACTTATCACTCATGATGTGTATAATAAAAGAGTTGACTTATATAAATATAATTATCTTGAAAACTTTGATAAGGATATACATCCAGACAATGGGGAGTCAACTCCGATAATATCAGAAGCACCAGACCCAGATACATTTAAATCATTAATTGAATACGAAGACACTAGACTATTCGTAGTATCAACTGCATCTGGATATTCTTTTGAGGAAAACGGAAACTATCCATATCAAAGTGATAATAAAAATCAAACACTTCAAAGAAAACTTGGAAGAGTAAAACAATTTGAACACGGTTACATTCTTAATATAGAAGTAAACGGTCAAACATTTATTCAGGCTGGTGATAAAATACAATTAGAAATCAATGCAAACAGTTCTTTGACAAAAGATAAAGAAGATAAACAATTATCTGGTAATTACATTATTACACACCTTAGACACACCTTTACACAATCTAAACAACTTAAACATAAAATAACTATGCAAATTGCAAAAGATTCTGGTAAAGGTGACCCATTACCAAGTATAGGTGTATCACAAGGTGGTGATTTAGGTATAGATACCAATAAAACACAATCAATTGACGTTTCAGCAGGATATTCAGCTGGAAGTGATTACATAGTAGCATAAAGGAGAAACGTAACAACAATTTATATCATGTTCAACAACTAGTTTAAGAGGGAACAAAATGACAAATAAAGCAAAACTGAAAATGAGAAAATTTACAAACCTACAGAGACAAGAAAGAAGAATTGAACCCATGAATGAAAAAGAAACTAAATACATAAAAGAGTTGTTACAAAGGATTAATAATGAAAACATTTCACCAAATACAAGAGGGAGTTTACGACCCCAACATATTTAACGCAATATTTCTTGCTGGTGGGCCAGGCAGTGGTAAGTCCTACGTTGTGAGGAAGACCACTGGTGGTCTTGGAATGAAGATTGTTAATTCAGATGATATCTACGAGAAAGACTTAGAAAATGCTGGTTTAGATATCGGTAAACCAGAAGACATCTTTTCAGATGAAGGTCAAGCGATACGTCTACGGTCAAAAGCAAAAACAAAAGCAAGACAAGGTTTGTGGGTTGATGGTAGACTTGGTGTTATCATTGACGGCACTGGTAAAGACGTTGCAAAGATTAGTAGACAGAAATCACTGTTAGACCAACTTGGTTATCAGTGTGCAATGATTTTTGCAAACACCTCACTAGAAGTTGCACAGATACGAAACAAAGAAAGAGCAAGAACTCTACCAGAGAAATCTGTAGAACAAATGTGGAATGGTGTACAAAAAAACATTGGTGCATTTCAACAGTTGTTTGGTTCTAGACATTTTATTATTGTAGATAACAATGAAGCTGGTGAGGATATATTCAATAAAGTATCTAAACGTATTCGTGGTCTAGTTACCAAGAAACCAACCAAACCACAAGCAAAAAGGTGGATTGCAGCTGAATTAGAAAAGAAAAAATTAGGTGGTAAAAAACCACAACGAGGTACTCCTACCGATATAAAAGTTCGCAAAACAAGACAAACTTATAAAATTAAAAGTCTGCCAACACCAGAGTAAAAAAATGTTAAGTAATAAATGTAGACTACATCTAAAAGAAGTGAATGAAACTGGATTGCAACACATGGTACACGCATTGTGGGTTGCAGTTAGATTACAGTTGATAATACCAGCATTAATTATTCATGCATTTGCACCCAGATATTTCACACATACTGCATCTAACTTGATGAAAAACATTCTCAAAGAACGAAAATAACGAATCACTTGTTCTAAAAACAAAATATCCCAACAAAACACACCCTTGTAAGTCATTGATTTGCAAGGGTTTTATTTTTTACTTGACTCTGCTA